CAAATATCACAACACCTGGTGTAGGTGCGTATGAGTTACGTCCGCTACCCTTTGAGAATATGGGAGAGGCAATCCTAGAAGGTGATATTTCAGGACTGAATGATTATGTTGCACCTTATCAGGTATTCAAAGTCACTGTAACAGTCCTACCAGATGGCGACGAGACGATTCTAAGCGTTGCTTTCGATCCTACGGTAGGTGGACTACCATTACCAGTTACGACACCCTTTGCAGCGATTGTAGAGGAACCGAATCCTCAGACATTACCAAATAGGACAGGATCAGATAGACCACAGGTTATCACACCCAGTGCATTGTGGAGTCCTCCAGCAGTGAGTGAAGCAACTATTCAAAGTCTTGGAGGCACTAATACTGCCACGTTAGCTGGGTTTTATACTGAGAAAGCATTTTATGATCGTAGATGGATTCTGAAGTACCCCGATGGTGTTGCAAGGATAGGATATGATGGTATCAGGTTTTTGCGTACTGCGGATATCCCTCAGGGTGTGGCATTAGAACCAGAGTTATTTGATGCTGCTCCTGTGATACCGAGTCCTATCACACCATTGAATTGGTATCCTGCGACTAAGGCAGACGCCGAGATTTTAGATTCACCTTTGATGGCAGGATACTTATCAACATGTGAGGGGATAGTATCTTATAAAGCGAGTGAGATTCGTAAGCTACGTTTCTTTTATAATATTATTATTGTAACTGATAAGGGTGTATCGTTTAGACCTGTGTTTATGACAGTACAGAATCAGATGAGGTGGGCGAAGAGTCGATTACAGTATGCACTAAATATCCCTAAAACGCCGACCAATTTTCTTTCAGTATGACATTAAGTACGATACCTGCTTTATATCATCCATTAGACTTAACTACTGGTCATGGACCATGGTGTCCTGTAGGGTTTATACCGATTGCACCAACACCAGCAGATGCGAAGGTGCCAGTACCGACTGGAGCGAGTGCAAATGTGATCATTAACGGACGAAATGTACATAAAGTAGGTGATGTAACGTTACCACACTTTGCATTACTACCGATACCTGGTGATCTACACAGTGACGCCATCGGTACAGGGTCTCCTACGGTCTTTGTGAACGGTACACCTATGGCAGTGGTCGGAAGTGTAGTTGCTTCTCCTGTAGGAGCATATGGAGGGGTCATTACAGGATATGGAGCATTGACTGTACAGGTTGACAGTAAGGGTGGTTCGATTATATAATAGAAGAGTTAGTACGATTAAATTATGGCGAAGATCAAGGCATCATTAAGTGGACAATCATTTGTGGAGGCGATTCCGAAGAGGAGTCGTCAAGGCACTGGAAAGCACACGAAGTATTCAGCAACATCTAGGAACAAAGCAAAGAAGAGGTATCGCGGTCAAGGCAAGTAATGTCTGAGTACATCGAACCAATGTTTGCAGTCCCAATCTTTCATCTTTATACGAAGGATTGGGATAGTAAGAAAGAAGCTTTGCTTGATTTATCGAAAGCACAGGAATTCAAGAAAGATGTAGGTGAGTATGTTCCAAGTGACTTCAGAACACCTAAGGTCAAATGGGAAGACATTGAACCATTAATCAGAGATGAATTGCAGAAGTTCAAAGATCAAGTGAAGATTGATTTAGAGGTTGATGCATATTGGTTTGAGAAAGGTGGTAAAGGTGATCAGCATTTATTGCATAATCACGGAGCTACAGGATTTAGTGCGGTAATGTATATCGAATACGATCCAGAGGAGCATACACCAACTCAGTTTGTATGTCCTTTCAATAATGTGATAGGGTGGGTAGATATATACTCACCCAGAGATATACAAAGTGGTTCGGTAATATTCTTCCCATCCTTTGTACATCACTACACATTACCTTGTGAGAGTGACAAAGAACGTCTGGTACTTTCTTGGAATATGAAATGAATTTAATTTGTAATTTACCTGCGGAAAAGGTATGGGTACGTAAGGAATATCTACGCGATCATCAGGATGGTCACGGAGAATTTGTAGAAGGTGTCTGGGTATCTGCGAAAAGCATACCAGGACGCGCATTTTATTTTGAGACTTATCTACCTGCATATGGTGCAATGTATGATAAACTTCCTATAAGTGCATTTCTCCGAGCGCCGAAAACACCGACGCCCGATATGTCTCTAGAGAACCTACAATTCTGGAATTGTATGGATTATGGGGTCATGTGCATCAACAAGGGTTTTGTAAGCTCTATGGATGCAGAGATCTACACTCGTGACCATGGTTTGATGAATGGTCAGTATTTGTTTACATTAGACAACTACCATGCGAATCCAGATGTGATAGATAATAATGTGAGTGAAGTTCCTCAAGAACATAAGTCGCATAATTGTATTGCATTAGAGAATGGTCAGTATGCATTGTATCCTAATAACAGGACACGATTCTATGACCTCTCTATCACGCCTGAGCACCCGACATTCCCTGACTTTAAGGTTTCTACTATAGAATATCAAGTCGAGTCAGGAACAGACTGGGGACGTTTAGGTGACACTGATGAATATTTTTGGGAAACACATAATGAACGAAAACAACGTAAGGAGACCACAGAAGATGGGCAACAGTAGAGTTGACAAATCAGAAGACTTCAAGAAGTCTGGTATGACACTTATTACTGAAGTTGAAAGTGATCGCTACATGCGTAAATCAGGAAAGAGGAAAGAAGTCCAAGAGGGCGAAATTTTTGACAATGATCTTGAATGGGCGGACGGATTTGTCGGTAAGTGATAAATAGAAACAGCCTTGCTGTGTCTAAATGCCCACCTTTCAGACATTTAAAGATCTGAGTATTACTTTTAAGAAGCATCCTGTGTCCAATGACTTGGTAACAGTGAAAGATAATGCAGCTATTGCACAGTCGATAGCTGTATTGCTTCAAACAAGTAAGGGTGAGAGACTATTTCAACCTGAATTAGGTTCTGATTTAAGAGAGATGCTGTTTGAACCATTAGATTTTGGTACAGCTGCACTTATTAAATCTAAGATTAATGACTGTATTGGTCGTTATGAACCTAGAGTGACTATCAAAGACATTCTTTGTTTTCCAGATGAGCAAAATGATGGTTATAGTGTTGAATTGTATTACACTATTACAGGAAATGACAGACCAGTGACGGCGACATTCTTCTTAGCTCGTACACGATAATGCCTTATACACAGGTTGCTAACTTAGACTTTGAGGAAATCAAAGTAACCCTGAAAGAATATTTGAAGGGTCAGACAGAATTTACTGATTATGATTTTGAAGGTAGTGCATTAGCAAACCTGATTGATGTCTTAGCTTATAACACCTACTATACGGCGTTTAACACTAATATGGTAGTCAATGAACTATTCATTGATTCTGCCAGCTTGAGAGACAATGTAGTAGCGATTGCGAAGCAACTAGGGTACAGACCCAAGAGTGCTACCTCTCCTACTGCATATGTCTCTTTTAATGTAAATTATGGAACATCAACAACTGATACAGAACTAATTCTGAAGAGGGGAACAGGATTTATTTCAACTTATGACAACAACATCTATCAGTATGTTACACTTGACGATGTAAAAGCACAAGTTGCTAACAATGTAGCTACGTTTACTGATATTCCTATTAGAGAAGGATCGCAAGTAGTTGATAGTTTTATTTTTAGTACTACAGCAAATTCCCAAAGATTTGTTCTTGACAACAAAAACATTGATACCAACACAATTAGAGTAAAGGTATTCCCGAGTGGAGGAACTTTTAACGAACCATACCTTGTAGCAGATAATATTCTAGGTGTTGACGGTACTTCAAAAGTATTCTTCCTTGATGAAATTGAAGATGGAAGATATGAAATTTTAATGGGTGATGGTGTACTGGGTAAAAAACCAGAAGATCAATCTAGAATTGAAGTATCTTACATCACCACATCTGCTTCTGAAAGTAATGGCGTAAGTACATTTGTTTTTACTGGCGTACTAGAGAACCCTAATGGTGTGTCTCCCAATGCGTTTTCTACTAACATTACCTCTAGCATTGCCTCTGCAGGCGGTGAAGAGATGGAAACCACTCAGAAGATCAAATATACCGCTCCTAAGTCATACGGCACACAAGACCGTGCAGTGACCTCTCAGGACTATGAGGCAATTGTACGTAAAGTGTATCCTGCTACGAGTGATATCATTATTTTTGGTGGAGAAGATCAAGTTCCACCTGAGTACGGTAAAGTTTTCATTGCATTGAAACCAAATGATGCTAGTTACCTTACTTCTTTAACAAAACAGAAAATTATTGCAGATTTGAAGCAGTATGTTGTAGCTTCTGTTGAACCTAAAATAATTGATCCTTCTATTCTATTTGTTGAGATGAATAGTAAGATCTATTACAATGGATCTGCTACTGATCAAACAA